CACAATTTACAGACGTAGATACTATTGACGTAGACAGAATGAAACTTTATAAGAAGATAACGATGAAGTATCAAGATTCGGAATCATTCTTAAACAAACAATTCAGTCAGTTATTTATGCGTGAGTATGGAAACACAACATACCAATATAACTACGATGGAGATGAATTTACTTTAGACGTTCCATTCGAGAACTTGTTACAAACGAAATTCACAGGTACAAACTTACAGGTTGGATATTCTTTAAACAACGAATTTGCTCCGTATATTCCTAAGCCAATTCTACTTTATCAGTACGATAACCAAAGTGCAGATTTCCATTTCAACGATGGAACTTCTACAAATACTATTTTGGATTACACACCATTCGGACAAGACTTATACACGAACTTAACAAACTACACGTTAAACTTTGCTCCTGATATTTCTACGATATTGAATGTACCAGTACAACAAACATTATTTGGAACGTATTACTTTAGTTACCTGTACAATCTTTACAATTTAAAGCAGAGATTAATCAGCGTAAAAACGATACTACCTATTGGACTATTGACAAGCCTACGTTTAAACGATAGATTGGTAATCAGAGATAAGCGTTATATCATTAACTCAATGCAATCTAATCTAACAACGGGAGAAGTAAACTTCCAATTGATTTTAGATTTCAGACCGATGGTAAACGCAACACAAACTCCAAATGTAGGAGTAGATGGTGGAGATATTCAATTATCAATTGACTTTGTTAACGACACGTTTTCTGCATCTATTACAACAACATCAGCGGACGTAATAATCGCACCTGATTACATTGAAGCTGCTCAGTTAGTGACTGTAACTTTACCGAGTGGAACTGCAGGAACTGTTTACCCAATAGACGTTGAATATACATTGAACTCAGGAATCATAGAAACACGAACCATAAACATCATACAACAATGATAAAGAATATAATCGCAATGCTAGCCATAGATAACTTCTACGGAGTATCAGAGAACATAGACATCGCAAAAGGAAAGTATGCTTATACGACATCCTTTAGAAAAATGACACGTCAAGAGAGAAGAAAACACGCACTTAAAAAAGTAAAAAATGGCTGAAAAGAAAGTAATAGACATACAGATTAACAGTAACGCAAAAGATGTTACTACTGACATTAATAACGCTGCTCAAGCTACAACTAATTTAGGTAATGCAACTGCTGAAGCAGGTTCTAAATCTAAAACTTTAAATGATGTCAAGAATGTAATTACAGGAATGGTACCTTCGCTGAAAGCAGCGGAAAATGGTGCTACGGGATTTAGTACAAGTTTAAAAGCTTTACTTGCAAATCCTGTCGTATTAGTTATTACGGGTATTGTAGGAGCATTAAAATTTATCTATGAAGCATTTCAATCCAATGTAAAAATAGGCAAAGAAATTGCAGCAGTTTGGGAAGGATTAAGTGCGGTTGGTAGTCAAGTTACGGATGCAGTTATGGGAATGGTTCGAGGAATCGTTTATGCAGGACAAGCCTTAGCTAAATTAATAACGGGAGATGTAAAAGGAGCTTCCAAAGCATTATCCAAAGCTAACGAAGAAATGTCTGCCTCTTATGACCAATTGACTAAAGCAGTAAACGGAACTACATTTGCAATTGTCAGAGGATTAGAAAAACAACAACAGGCAAATAATAAAGCTAAAAAAGAACAAGCAGTTCGTGAATCTGAAATCAATAAATTACTCGTACAATCACGAGAGATTTTAACAGATGAAACTGCTTCCATAAAAGACAAAAAGAAAGCCTTAGATGAAGTAACAAAAGCAGAGAAAGCGAGTAGTGCCGAAAAGGTGAGAACTGCACAAGTTGACTTAGATATTCTTCAGAAAAAAGCTAAAGCATTAGGGGGTCAAGCAGAGATTAAAATGAAGCAACAAATCCGAGAAGCTACGATTGCATTAAACGAAGCAGAAACGGAAAACGCAATGACAGGAATCAAATTGAATAAGCAACGTAAAATGTTACTTAGACAAGAGATTGCTGATGGTAAAGAAGCCGCAACTGCAGCAAAGGATAGAGCAAAAGAAAAAATAGAAGCAGAACAAGCGTATCTTAAAGCTAAAGAAGAAGTAATAAATAAAATTGCTCAAGCTGATAGAGATTACCAAGATTCATTATTAACAGAACAGGAGCGAGAAGTTTTAGCGGTAACTAGAAAGTATGAAGCATTATATAAAGATGCAGAAAAATACAAATTAGATGTTACCAAGTTAAAAGAAGATGAAATTGCTGAGTTAAAGCGATTAGATGAAAAACAAGATGAACAAAGATTAAAGGATTTAGAAGCCGACAAGGTAAAGGTTGTATCTGCTCAGGATGCTACGAAGTCTGTAATATCTTCACGAACGAAAGAACTTGAAGCTGAAAAAGAATTATCTGAGAAGAAAAAGAAAATAGCAAAAGACGAAGCAGATTACGTCAAAGCATTAGAGGAAAAGAAACAAAAAGCAAGAACAGACGCACTAGAAGCTACTGCAGATACATTAGGTAAAATTGCTAATTTATTTGGACAACAAACAAAAGTTGGAAAAGCAGCAGCAATTGCAGAGGCAACTATTCAGATGTATTTATCTGCTCAAAAAGCCTATTCAAGTACAGTTGGAGTTCCCGTTGTGGGGCCTGTTTTAGCACCAATTAACGCAGGTTTAGCCATAGCGGCAGGTATTAAAAATATAAAAGCAATTGCATCAGTTAAAACTCCAATGGGAGGAGGTGCAAATGAATCGCCAAACGCATCAAATAGTTTTGGTGCTGCACAACCCGCAAACTTTAATGTAGTAGGAAACTCGGGAATCAATCAGTTAGCACAACTTCAGCAACAACCTACGAAGGCTTATGTGGTTTCAGGCGACATGACAACTGCACAAGCGTTAGACCGCAACAGAATCGAAAATGCAACATTAGTACAATAAAATCGTTTGAAAGTTATGAAAATAGTTGAATTAGTAATTGACGAAAAGGATTCATTAAGTGGAATTGACGCAGTTTCTGTCGTTCATTCTCCTGCAATCGAGGAGAACTTCATTCACTTATCAAAACACGAAGTAGAACTCAAAGAAGTAGACACTGAAAAACGTATCTTAATGGGTGCAGCATTAGTTCCTGATAAGCAAATCTACAGAGTCAACGAAAAAACGAAAGAAGAATACTACATTTATTTCTCTGCTGACACAGTACGCAAAGCATCAGAGTTATTCTTAATGAACTCAAACCAAAATAACGCTACCTACGAACACGACAAGAAACTGAAAGGAATGTCAGTCGTAGAATCTTGGATTATTGAAGACGAGAAGCAAGATAAGTCTGCTAAATACGGATTCAGTTTACCAAAAGGAACTTGGATGATTTCCATGAAGGTAAACAACGATGAAGTATGGAAAGACGTAAAAGAAGGTAAAGTAAAAGGATTCTCAATCGAAGGTTACTTTGCTGACAAATTAGAAATGTCTCAAATGACGGAAGAAGATTTATTAATTGAAAAAATCAAACAAATAATTTTAGAAGATGGCAAAAACTAAAACACCAAGTTACTCTTCTCCAAAAGGAGGACGCAGAGGATGTCTATGTGAAAACGGAACTTACTCAAGCAAATGTTGCGACGGAAGTCTACAAGCACAAGGCATAGGGATGACCACAGGAACTGAAAGCGTTACGATAACAATTGACTCAGGAGTGAGAACAACAGTACGTCAAAACGGATAAAAATACAACAGAAATATAATAATAATCGTTTTAAAAATAAAAGACAAAAATGAAAAATAGCACAATTAACAAAATCAAAGCAATTCTTGGAATGGAAGTTAGTTTAGAAATGATGAAGCTAATGGATGGAATCACAGTTCTTGAAGCAGACGCATTTGAAATGGATAACGAAGTGTTCATTGTAACAGAAGACGAGCAAAAGATTCCATTACCGATTGGAGAGTACGAACTAGAGAACGGAATGATTCTAGTAGTAGCAGTAGAAGGAATTATTGCTGAAATAAAAGAAGCAGTAGTTGAAGAAGAAGTTAATCCTGAAGCAGAAGTTGAAGTAGAAGTTGAAGCGGAAGCTGCACCTGTCACACCTACTGCTAAGAAAACAGTTGAATCTATCGTTAAAGAAACATTCTTCTCAGAAATCGAAGCACTTAAAAACGAAAATACTGAATTGAAAGCGAAATTGGAAAGTCTTTCTAAAGTTGAAGAAGTTACAGTTGAAGCAACCGAACTTTCAGAAGAGCCTAAACCAATCAGTTTTAATCCTGAAAACACGAATCAAGTTGAAACTTTCAAGTTTGCTAAAAACAGAGAGCGTAATACATTGGATTCAATCTTAGAAAAATTTAACAAATAATATTAATTAATTAAAT